AGAGAGTTATTCTTAAGGAAAGTACGAAAGTACTTGACAGGATACGGATGTATAAGATATATTTAATGTGCAGTTTTGAAGGAGCAATCAATTCCTTTAGATAGGGGTGTGGTGAAGTGGTATCATAGGGGTCTCCAAAACCTTTGGTGGGAGTTCGATTCTCTCCACCCCTGCTTAAATTTTAAGTTTAAAAAACCTTGTAAAGCCGCATAAATACTGAAAGAAAGGAGATTTTGAACATCGTCAAATTTCTTTCAAAAATCAAGAGGTAATCACAGAGGTAATCAAAGAATGTCTATAAACGCCGAAAAGGCGTTATTTTTTTGCTTTAAAATGGCGGATAACTGTCTAATTTATGGCGGTTAATCCGTCTTTTTTTATGCAAAAATATAGTTGAAAGAGAGGTAATGTGAATGTTTTCTGATGAAGTTAGAGAAAAGATTTTAAGTAAAGAAGAATTGCAGAAACTTGATTTAGTAACATTATCTCTTGTTATCCACGCAATCGAAGAGGTTTTAGAGGAGGCAGACAATGAACAATTCTTATCAGACACCTATAATGAATAATTCTTATATACAATCTCAAAATCCGTATATGGATAGAATGAATTTCTTGCAGAATTATCAGCAGAGCTTACAGCAACCGGTGGCAGGAATGCAAATGCCTTTGACAAATCAACAGGCTATGCCGCAACAGCCGGCAGGTATCAACGGAAGAATTGTACAAGCAGTCGAAAATATCAACGCTAATGAAGTCCCTATGGACGGCTCAATGGCATTTTTCCCGAAGCAGGATTTATCAGAAATCTATGTTAAAGGTTGGAACGCTAACGGAACTATTAATACAATTGTGTATAAGCCTTATACAGAGCCTAATAATCAGACAACGAATTCTATGGCTAACGCAGAAAACGCTAAATTTACCCTATCAGACGAAAGTACAGAGCTATTTATGAATAAGTTTGATGAACTGGCAGAAAAAATAGGACAGTTAGAAGATAGATTTGATAAATCTTTAGGAACACAAAGAAAAACTTCAAGAACTCAAAGTAAGGGCGGTGATGAAGAATGAACCCAATTAACATTTTTCGGATGATGAGAGGTGGTCCTCAACAATTTATGCAGCAGATAATGAGCAATAATCAGCTTATGAGTAATCCAATGATGAAGAATACAATGCAAATGGCACAGCAAGGCAATATGCAAGGCATTGAACAGATGGCTAGAAATTTATGCAAAGAAAAGGGGTTAAATGCAGATGATGTATTTAATCAGATAAAAAGTAGATTTAATAATTAATAGCATATTAGATGTCTTTGCAAATTACCTGGGTGACATCTTTATGAATAAATTAATGGAGGTAACTAATATGTTTAATTCAAATTGTGCCAGCGTACCATTAGTCGCTAATATTGACGGCAACGGCAATAACGGCGGATGGGCTGATGGTGGATGGCTTTGGATAATCGTTGTATTTGCCTTGCTCTTTGGATGGGGCAATGGCGGATTTGGCGGTTTTGGCGGTAACAATGGCGGTGGCTATGTTGCAACAGCTGCTACACAGGCTGATATTCAGAGAGGATTTGATAATTCAGCAGTTATCAGTAAGTTAGATGGTATTTCTAACGGACTTTGCGATGGATTCTACGCTATGAATAACAGTATGCTCACAGGCTTTAATGGCATAAATACAAACATTATGCAGACAGGCTACGGCATCCAGCAGGCTATTAACGCTGATACAGTCGCTAATATGCAGAATACAAATGCTTTACAGTCACAGCTTGCAAACTGTTGCTGTGAGACAAGAGAAGCTATTCAGGGTGTAAACTACAATATGGCAACTAACACCTGTGCTTTGCAGAACACAATGAATAATAATACAAGAGATATTATCGACAGCCAGCAGGCAGGAACAAGGGCAATCCTTGATTTCTTAACAAATGACAAGATTGCAACATTACAGGCAGAGAACAATGATTTACGCAGAGCTGCTTCACAGGATAGACAGAATGCACTTTTAACTACCACAATGGCAGCACAGACAAATCAGATAATTGACGCTGTAAGACCTACACCAGTGCCATCATTCCCAGCAAGTAACCTTTACGGATATGCTTATGGATGCGGATGCAATACAGGTTGTGGCTGCTAAACAACTGAATAATCAAGTATCTTAATCGAAAGATTATGTCTGCTAAGCAGTATTACTTAAATTTAAAGGGCAGACTTGTATGGTTTGCCCTTGTTTTTTAGAAAGAGAGGTAAAAACAATGGAAATTACAGGAATTGCATTACAAACAGTTGCTGCTGGCGAGGATGTGGCATTTACAGAAACACCAGTTTGCGGTAGCAAGTGTATCGTACACAGACAGGGAAGTGGAATTATCAAGTTAAGAGGTATCACCAATCAGTGCAAGGCTAGATTTTTGGTATCGTATTCCGGCAACATTCAGATTCCGACAGGCGGTACGGTTGGTGCTATATCACTTGCGATCGCGGTTGATGGGGAACCATTACAGTCAACAAGGATGATTGTAACTCCAGCCGCAGTCGAGAATTTATTTAATGTATCGGCACAGGCATATATTGATGTACCTTGTGGCTGTTGCAGTACAGTAGCGGTGCAGAATACATCTACACAGGCTATTGAGGTACAGAACAGTAACTTAATTGCTGTCCGTGAAGCGTAAGGGGGTGTGAGTATGCACATTGAAAGAATCCATAAAATGATTGAATGTCTTACAGAGAAAACCTTAGGCGAGCTTGATAAGGGTGTTGGGAATGTCAATACAGAGGAAATGGGCGAAGCTGTCGATATGATTAAGGACTTATGCGAAGCAGAGTACAAGGCTGTTATCGTTAAGTCTATGAAGAAAGCTGATGAAGAGGAAGAGGAGTACGACAAAGAGCTTCTTAGAACCCTTAAAGCTGAATATGGTGAAGAGGGTGGCAGAAGATACTATGATGAATACAGATACAAAACTACTGGCAGATACGCCCCTAAAGGCAAAGGTACTTATGTAGGTAGAAGAGGATATGAAGAACCACCTTATATGCATATGTACCCAGAAAGGGATATGGATAGAGAATACGGAAGAATGTACTATACAGAGCCTACAGCCACACATACATCTGAAAGTGGCTACGACAGGGCAAAGAGAATGTACACAGAAACTAAAGAAATGCACAAAGCTAATACACCAGAGGATAAGGAGCATAAGATGAAGTCACTTGACAGCTACACTAAGGAACTCGCAAGCGACATTACAGGTATGGTTGCCGATATGTCAGCAGAAGAGAAAAATTTACTTAGAACAAAGTTAAGCACTCTTGTATCTAAGATATAATTCTAAAGGCTATGAGTAGCAATATTCATAGCCTGTTTTGTTTAGGAAAGGAGCATACAGATGATTTTTAACATTAATGGTACAATCTGGCAAGTGCAATATAAAAATTCAAATTCGGGCGAATTAAAGCGGTCAGACAATGTTTCTGTACTAGGTGTAACTGATAGAAATACGCACACAATTTATCTGTCAAATGCCTTGCGTGGATTTATGGAACGCAAAGTGCTTATACACGAAATATGCCACGCAATCTGTATGTCCTATGATGTGTATTTACCAATAGAACAGGAAGAGATATTGTGTGATTTTGTAGCAACTTATGGAGATGAAGTATTTGATATTGTCGATATGGTTTTAGGGGCAGTTAGGAGAGTGGGATAATGAGTATTGATGAGCTATTGGAAATAATTCAAAGGACTAATCCGACTATGACTAAAGAGCTGTTGATATATGAACTTAGTCAATGCCGATATTCGAGTAAGGCGTTGATACATACAGAAGAATGTTGTCAAAAAATTTCGAGGTAACGCATTCAATACGCCCCCAGGTATGGCATTTTATATTCGCAATTTCGATTTTGACAATTTTCAAAATTTGGTTCAGATTTCGTTTAAATCCTACTCTAAAAATTGAAAAAATTTTCCCACAAATTTTATTGCTAAAAATTTCAACACCCCCGTCATATGCAATTTTGGAATCCAAAAATCGGTTACACAGAATTTCAATTTTTGCTTGCGATTTTGTTCAGATTTGCCCTGAAAAATTGATGAAAAACTTTAGAAATTTAATAAGGCAAAGTGTAGCAAACAAAGCGCAGCCTATATTATATATTGTTTTTTAACGCGCTTGTGGCTGTCTTTTCCTTTTTCGTAAGGTTTAATATAAACCACTTTGCCGGTTTTGTAATGCCGGAAATGTCCCCGAACTTCCCAGCATCCCGCTATGCGATGTATTTTTTTGCTTTTGATTTTTGTTATAAGTTTGCTGTTAACTGTTTTAATTTTAATATTGTTAATTTTAACAGTTTTTACAACATTGCTATCTGTTTTTGCTTTGCTGTTGCTATTTTTCTTTTTGCTCTTCGTGCCTGCGTGTGCTTTTTCTTGCCTTTCAACTTCCTTGATTTCCGGATGCTGCATAATCCAGTTAAGCCAGCACATCACTTTTAGAAATAATTTAAACGGATCACACGCTGTTACTATTTCACTTTCTTTGTATTTTTCTATTTCTTCACTTTTTCGGTTCTGTTTCTTGTATATTTCTGCGGTTGCGTCATTAAATTCTACACAATCGCAGCTTTCAGAATGCAAACCATAGAAAATATAAGGCATTTCGCACAGTAAACTGCAATCCCATTTATATGTATTAAAAGCATTGTTGAAAATATCAGCATTAATTACAGCTTTATCATCTTTGAGTTCTGTATCAAATAAAATAAAGCCGTTAAATTCTGGATAATTAACAATCAAAACGCCATTTTTAATAATTGGTATAGGGATAAGCTCTGCATTTTCTTCTATATTTTCTAAAAAATGGATTGTATCTGCAAAATTAACAATAATACTATCTAAATCGTTAATCTTTGTGGCTAATTCTTTGCCTTTTTGTTCTTTCAATAATTCTATTTGTTTATCTGTCCGCATTTAAAACAATCTGTTCTCCTTTTCGTACAACTTAAGTAATTCAACAGCTGGCATTTTTACAAGTTTTTCATTTTGTTTCAATTCAAATTTTGTGTTTTCATCGTCAGAAATAAAATTATAGTCTTTGTAAATCGTAGTGCCGTATAGTTGCGTTGCAATTACTTCTACGATTAAATTTTCCCCAAAATCCGCAATATCTTGTCTTAATTCTTTTATTAATTCTGTACACTCAAACGATACAGATATATTATTATTTATATTTTTCATCTTTTTATCCTTTTTTTTGATTTATTATACAACAAAAAAAGCTACATTTATAGCCTTTTTTGTTTTTGACACATCTATTTATTTTCATTTTCTGATTTTTCAAGCAATTCTCTTAGCCAAAAAGGTGCGCTTACTGTATTATGTGCCTCTTTAAACTTCGAATGTTCGTAACCATTGTGTCCAGCCTTTAACTCTCTGCATAATATATAACTTACATCCCTTAAAAATTCTTCTGTTTTTTCTTGGCACTCTGTTAAGATGCCTTCAAAATCGCGGCTTATTATTTCATTATTACATATTGAGCAGTAATGACCAAAGATTTGGTCAAATTCGATTGTAATCCTATCAATTTTTTTACCAAAAGCGTTCTTTGTGTAATGCTCCAAATACGAAATCGCATTCAAACGAAAACGGCTTTCATCCTTATCATCATTAACAAAATTTAATAATTCTTTTTTCATATAAATATACCTCCACATTTTAATATTCCCCTTGCGGGGTAGAGCAAGCCGGAGGAATCGAACCCCCGGAAGCGTGCCAACCTTGCTAATTATTTGCTTGCTAAAATCTCCCTTGCTAATAAATCCCAATAAAGACCATCGCCACGCTTGTCAAGCCATTTTTCGGCTTCCTCTGTGCTCTCGTCTAACCATTCAGCCATAAGCTGGATGATGTCATAATAACTATAATCAACGCCAACACCTAAACCTCTAAGCCATTCTATACAAGCGTTACGCTCTCCAAGTCTTGCAACTGCCCATCCGTACTCATTTGCGAACTTATCCTTGATGTCCTTAATTGTGTTAAGCTCTTCACTCTGTGCAACTTCTGTTAAATAGTTTCTAACTGCTGTCTTAACTTCCTTACTGTTTGTTCTTCTCATTTCTTTTTACCTGTGCTATAATATAGCTACCTTTCTTTTTTTTGATTGGTGGCGGTTGCTTGTCTTGGTAGGATGTCAACCGCCTTATTTATTTTGTAGCTTAATAATAACATCTTATATGGTGTATGTTAACACCTTTTAAGATGTTTTTTGATTTTGTTTTTAAGTGTTGCAAAAAAGGGATATTTTATATATAATAGAAAAAACAAAACAGAAAGGAGCTTGCGAAATGCTTACATATAAAATAGATGTATTAAAAGAGCTGGCACAGCGTGGCTACACCGCTAACAGAATGAGGAGAGAGAAGATATTGAGCGAAAGCACGATGCAGAATTTGAGGAATAAAAGCGATATTAATACAAAGACATTAAATACATTATGTATTATTTTAAGATGTCAACCAAACGATATAATAGAGATAGTACCAACAGACAACGAGAAGATAAAATATTTTTAAATAACACTAAAAATAGTGTTGACAATATAATGTTATCAGTATATAATCAAGGTACATTAAAAGAAAGGACAGCCGCAAAGCTGAAAGGTGAAGAATATGGAAATAACAAAAGAAATACGCGAAGGCAAAGAGATTTACGCGCAGCGAAAGAACTATGAAAATGCTGAATTAGCTGTGCTTAATGGTGCTACAGAAGAACAGGCACAAGCAATAGCGCGATTGTGCGGAGATAGACACTATATCCATAGGAACAGAAGCAGAGTTTTTTATGCTGAGTCCGGCGATGCCGAGACGATTGGGGAGTTGCTAAGCAATTGCTCAACAGGGAGCATTAATGACTATTTAAGCAAGGCAGGACTGCCGAGGATAGAATACACCTACAGTTTTGATGATGATACATCTAACGATTATCTTTATGAGCTAGAGGAAATGACACGAGAGGAAGCAGAGGAAAAAACCGAAGAAGTTATGAAACAATTTGACGAGGATATAATGAAATATATCCAAGATTTTGACAAAAAATATAATACACATTTTACCCCTACTTTAGCGGGAAGAACGAAGGGATACGAATTTTAAAAAAGGTTAAAGGTGGATGTTATGAGATATTTAACAGTTAGAAGAAACAAGAATAGAGAACCTAATAAAACAGATATGAAGAGCCTTGCAAAGTTCTTTACGAGTGAAAACGTGGGAAAATATGCAGATTATGACAGTTATTTATTTGCAGTGGAAGAAACAAAGAACGCTGGTAAAGAATTTATCGGGTACACATTTAAAATAGCGACAAAAGCGGAGAAGTCCGGCGGATGCGATTATTATTTCGGTGAAGTTCTTAATACTGGGGATAAAGTTGTTATATCTACGGAGAGCGGATACGAAAATTTGGCACAGGCTTACAATAAGGCCTTAGAGATAATCAAGAAAGAATTTTAAAATTGAATAGATAAAATTAAAAGGGGAGCGTTAAGTTCCCCTTTTTTTGCACGCCTTGCGTTGCGGTTTAAAAAATACAAAAACGTATATTTCAATACATCCGATGTTATTGTTTAAAAATACAAAATAGCATATTTCAATACATTTTTTTGTTACTGTTTATGCTTAACATAATAAACAGATTTTTACATTATGTCAAGCTTAAAATTAAAATTGACTTTATAATATATTTATGCTATATTATTTTAATAATTAAATATATAAGATTTACGCCCGATAATTATATAATAGTTATCGGGCTATTTTTATATTATTAGTATATATTATAATAAGCTGGATAAGTTCCAGCAGAAAGGGAAATGAATGGAGAAAGTACAGGAAACGGCAGACACGCCCGAAGTATTTCAAAATGACATAGAACTTTATTTATCGCAGTTCTGCGAAGAACACAACATTGAAGATATGACCAAAGAACCACAGAGCAGATGGAACGCTGCCCTGATGTATATAAATAAATATGTTTTTAGTGATAAAAGTATATTAAAATTAAATAAGAATATTAATAAAAATAATACTAATTGTATTATGGATAGTAATTTTTATATGTATGATTATGATAAATTAGAGTATATATTATATATATATTATTATTTATGTGCTATGTATGATAAAGAATGTAGTATAATGGGTTTTAGTTTATTAACTGGAATTAATAGAGATACACTGCAAGACTGGGGAGCGAATGAAAGAAAACTAAGTACAAAAGCCTTCGACATCGCACAAAAACTGCGGCTTTTTCGTGAAGAGAGTCTATCAAATAAGCTCGCAACAGGCAATAAAAACCCTGTCGGCATCCTTGCAATACTTAACCGACATTTTGCGTGGAATCTTCCTGGCGTTAGCAGAGAAAGCGCTGCGAAAGTCATTAAGACCGCATCAGAGCTTCCACAATTGAGCCAAAACAATACACAATTAACAGATAACCAGCAGATAAACGCTATAAACAATTCTGACACAATTTAAACAGCTTACAAACCGCTTAAATACTGAGTTTATGAGTGTTAAGCATTTGTATAACGCTGATAAATTAAGGTTTATCAGCGTTATGGTACAGATATAGTGTGAATTGTGTTAATTGTTTGAAATATCTGTACCAAGCAGACACAATTTTATAAATAGGGGCTGGGGGTTGTTAGTCTCCAGGATTTTGCCCCAACTAAGTCGCTCAAATATTCTCAAAAATAAAAAGGCTTATTATATTTATATATACGCATTTATTTATATATATATTTATATACCTAATAATTAATAACTTATTAACCCATATATAATAACTAATATATTTATTAATATAACCTTAATAAAACCTATATAATTCAATCAATAATTACTGTACAAATCCTATAAATAGGTGTATAATAAACACAGTTAATTTAATTCTAATGATTTTATAAACGCACATCAGATACCGATTACTCAATCGGGCTATTTCCAAAAAATTTTAAAATATAAAAAAGGGGTTAGAAATGCAGGGCAATGAATACCAAAAATCGGCTATGCGTACTAACGATAAAATGGCTTATCATAGATTAAGTACTGAATTAACTGGTAAGCTTCCACTTAGTCCTCTAACAGAAAATAATGCTAAGTGTAGCAACATAAATGATATAGCGGGACTTCTTAACGGTGTCTTAGGTTTAACTGGTGAAGCTGGTGAAGTGTCAGACCTTGTTAAAAAAGGCATATTCCACGAAAAGGGAATAGACTTAGAGCATCTTAAGAAAGAGTGCGGCGATGTAATGTGGTACGTTGCTATGATTTGCGAAGCTTGCGGATTCAGTCTTGATGATGTAATGCAGACAAACGTAGATAAGCTTATAGCACGTTATCCGGACGGCTTTGATTCTTACAGAGCTAATCATAGGCAGGCAGGTGATGTCTAATGCTTAAGCCAGAGGAAGATTGCTGTAATTGCTTATATAAATTTAAAATGTGGTTTGAAACGCCTTGCAAAAATTGCAATGGTAATCCAGATACACATCCTAACGGCACAGATAACTTTGTAGAACAGATTGATAGCACAAATGATATTGCAGCACTCTTTGAAGATAAAGAGTAGCTTAATTGCCCCTTAGCCAAGCGGTCAAGGCATAAGATTTTGATTCTTACATCATCAGTTCGATTCTGATAGGGGTAGTTCGCAAGTACTTAATCGTTACTTGCACCTTTGAACTTACTGGTTTGGTGGAATTACCATGACATTAAGTTCTCCTTTCACCTCATAGCAAGAGCTGTTAAGGACTGTCAGAAAGTCCGTGAGGTTTTGCTGCACGCTTAATTAGCTTAATGCAGCATTTAGCAGTTACAGTAGTAGTAATAGCGAGCGAAAGCACTATCTTAGAACATTATCAAGTCCTACTGCACGGGCTTATCTGTATTGCATCCAGCTTTTGCCAAGACCTATTATGTGAGTTCGTACCTCACTCTGCTATTTAAACTGGCACTTTGTGACGTATATCCCCAATCGTAACAATAAACTTAGCTTGATTGTTAAAACTTACAATAATCTCTGAAAGTATCTTATTACATTTCCCAACAAAGTGTCAGTTTTTTTATTTTGCAGATATGGTGCAATGGTATCACAAGAGATTGCTAATCTCTCTAACGAACAAAATCGTTATGCAGGTCCGATTCTTGCTATCTGCGTTAAACTTACGGCACAAAGCCTAGGAAAAGGCGTGCCGTAAGCGGTATAAAGTCCGCATAAAATTGTACAATGTAGTGGCAAAAGCAATTTTGAAAGCGGTGGTAACACTACTACTGCCGCCTTTACGGATAGTAGTTCAGTTGGGAGTAACGCTTGATTTATTCAAGTAGTCACAGGTTCAAGTCCTGTCTATCCGATTACAACAAACTAGGTTAGCTACCGAAAAGCAGACTACGACTGCCTGTTTGTTGTTATTATTAATCGTAGGGTTGAGCGAATAAGGTGGAACGCTCTTATTATCTATCGTAGGAGGTAAATAAAATGACAAAAATTAAAAACGAAAATTACATAGCAATTCAAGGCTTTATGGTAAAGGAATTAGGACTTACAGGAAATGAACTAATTGCCTATGCTTTGATATATGGTTTTTCACAAGATGATGAGAGCGAGTTTAGAGGAAGTTTGAATTATGTTGCAGAATGGCTTAATTGTTCAAAAACAACAGCATTTAATCTTCTTAATAAGCTGGCAGATGATGGCTTTATTAAAAAGACAGAGAAACTTATTAATGGAGTAAAATTTTGTAATTATAGTGCAATTAAACCTAATGATGAGGAATTGAAAGAAATAAAATTAAGAAAACAAATCCGAAAGGAAAAAGAAAAACTTGAACGGAGTTCAAAAAAATTGAATACCCATTCAAAAAATTTAAAAAGCCGTTCAAAAAACTTGAACGAGGGTGTTCAAAAAGTTGTAACTAATAAAAATAATATAAATATAAAAGATAATATAAATGACAATATAGATAAGGACTATACATCAATTAACATTGATGGAGAGGTACATACATCGTTTTCAGAGAAACCGACGGCAAGAGCAGTCACAAGAGATGAAATGTTGCTTAAAGAAAAAGATATGGTTAATAGGTTCAATAACATCTGTGACAACAACATAGATAATTCAGCTATATGTGATTGTGTTAAAGACGGATTTAAGACTTATATACAGCTATATGAAATCTATTTCCACAAAGTACACCCAATACTTACAGATAAGACATTAAAGAATGTATGTTTTGTCCTATCAACTATTACAGATACAGAACACGGACATTTCGACGCTGACGCTATATACGAAACAGACGATAAGGGTATTACAGTTTTACAGAGAATGATTAACGACCATTTTATCAGAGAACATAGAGAAAGTACTAACTACTCAATAACACATTTTGCCAATGCTGAATATCTTGGCAAGCTGGCAAATAGATTTATAGAGATGTAAAGGAACAATGTTTATGAAATTAATATTAGGCATAGTGTTACTGATATGGGTTTATTACAACATCAAATACATTGAAAGAGAAGATATATCTATTGCAACAGCTGTTAAAGAGGGAATGTCAATAATAATATATTTACTGACAGGTATATTGGCAATTATGATACAGAAAATGATGTAAAACAGACAAGGAGTGATTATTATGGCTATGGGCGTACATCCACTAAACAAAGATAAGTTTTATGAAGCAATTAACTTATACATATCTGGACAGGCTTCACAGGTAAAGGCGGCAAAAGTAGCAGGTTGTAGCGTACCGACATTTAAGAAATACGCTAATAAGATATATGGCGGCGAGGAATTACCGGATAATTTATGGGGGAAGAATAATGGTTGAAAAAGCATTACTGGATTTATCAAGTGGCAAATACATCGCTTTATCACTTGACGGAGTACCGCTCAAAGGTGCAATCAGAATAGACAAGATAAGGAATATAGGAAAACCGGACACAGCAAAAGAAATTGATGTAACTATACTTGCAAAAGAGGTGCTTGTTAAAAAGCTTGATGGTGAAGTTGTAGATATAAGTGAGGTTTAGATATGTGTGAGTTTTGCGATGGAAAACAGAAAAAAATTGAAAATGGCTACACCTACGGAATAGCAAAGATTGTTGAGCAGTATAGCGGAAACTACTACAGCTTGCATTATGACAACAGCGGCGAGGAATACGGAGAGGGCGAATTTGAAATAAATTATTGCCCTATCTGCGGTAGAAAGCTGGTGGAAGAATGAGTAATATACATAAATTCAAAGCAGAACCAATAGAAGGACACCCGGGATGTGCTAAAGTTACGATTGATGGCGAACAGTGCTTATGTAGTTCGTATAAGATAGAACATTACGCCGGGAGCCTTCCAAGGGTCAATATAGAACTTGTTGCTAATGTACAATATGAGAAAAATGCAGAAATCAACATTGTAAACTTGCACGAAATAGCTTCACTGATGGACAAGAAAACATTCAAGGAGTTTTGCAGAACTTGGGAGGATATTCACGATGAAACATAGCAAAGAATGGCACACTTGCGACAGGTGCGGAAAAGAAATAATACCTAAAAGCTGGAAAGAAGTTAGATTTAAGAAAGTCGGAATGTGCGGAGATATAGTTCCTGCTTTTAAAGATAATGATATGTACCTTGAAATCAAGAATGTCCGTAGATATAAATTTTTAGAAGAAACATATGAATTATGCCCTAAGTGCAGAAAAGATTTTGAAAGGTTTATGAAGAATGAGTGATTGTTCAAAATGTAAATTCAGCGAAGAAGATTATATTTTCGATGAAGAAATAGGAGAAGAATACCCCATTTATACTTGTAGCAAGGGAAATGACACAAGCTTAGACTATGAGTGTAAGGATTTTAAGGAATATAAGCCAGAGAAATATAAAGAGAAAGACACAAAGTGCGATAAATGTGAGCATCTTGAGATTTGTCTTGATAAGGGCAATGTTATTGATTACAGGACAGTTTGCGATACAAGAAGTCATTATATAGCTGGCAGAATGGGATGTGTTAAAAATGAATAACTGCAATTTAACCACTTGCCGATATAACAAAGACAACAAATGCACAAATGATGAAAAGAGAACAGAATGTGTTGAGGTATCTGGAAAAGTAATGGGTATTGATGTTTCTGTTGATGCAGTTAATGAGTACGCAAAATCAATCTTAGGAAGATACCCTAAAGACAATATGGAGTTTTCAAGAGCTTTAGCAATGAAAATCTTAGAGGAAACAAAATCATTAGCAAATAGCACAAAAAAGGAGTGAGGTTATGTTAATAGTTGCATTGCAAGATGATGTAGATAATCTGTATGCAATATGGAATACGGTTACGGATAGGTTTTTGGGTGTAAACCTCACGAGAGACTGGGCAATGGATGCGATAATACAATACAAGCATTGTTCTATAGCAGAAGCTAATTCAAGGCTGGATAATCCACAACCATTTTCTGATGTTGCTAAGGCTATTTGCAATAGCAGTATTAAAAGTAGACTAGATGTGCTACGCACAAGATGTCACGAAAGCGCAAGAGACAGTTTTGATAAAGGCAATTATGGAATTTTGCATATAGTTACAGCAGATGAATTAAAATAAAAAATTACCGGCTAACAATCAGAGTTAGTCGCTAACCTAGAAAAGTTATAGGCAGAGGTCTATAAGCACCTTTGCTTTTAAAAAGTGGAGGTGCTTTTCTTTATGGCTAGTCAGAGCCTAATTTCCACAGTTAATGGATATGAAAATTACATAAAGAGAAATGGAATTGATGAACAGGTAATTAATGCCTATGTAGACGCTTGCAGTGTAGCCATAAATGGCGAGAAAGATATTAAGTATGGACTACAGCTCACTAAGAGGGCAAAAGAGCTTATAGAGGGCTTCTGCACGGCTAAAACAGGCGGCACGATATGGGATTTAGAGAAGTATGCGTTTGCAAATAAAACGGAATATGAGCTGATTAATTGGTTTTACGATATTTTACTGATTGAAGCACAAAACAAGGTTGTTGACAGTTTTTTTAGATACATAGAAAAGAAACGTGAACCTAAAGAAAGATTCTATATGCCGAGAAGAAAACAGTTTATCAAAATAGGCTTAATAGAAGCATTACAAGGCATGATTGATGATAAATATGATATTTTATGTATTTCTCTCCCACCCGGAACAGGAAAAACCACAATCGAAAAGTTTTTTCATTCTGCGGTTATAGGTTGGTACTCAAACGGATATAACCTTTTTTATTCACACAGCGGAGACATTACACGAATGTATTATGATGGAGTATACGATATTGTCACAAACGCTGACGAGTATACATGGAGAGAAGTGTTCCCTGGACTTGAAGTAACAAGTACAAATGCAAAACTTGAACAGTTTAACGTAGGAAAATATAAGCCGTTTCAATCTGTACAATGTACATCCGTCGGCAGTAAAAATGCTGGTAAAGTCAGAGCTAATAAATTTCTGCTAGTTGATGATATGATAGGTGGCATTGAAGAAGCACTAAGCCCAACCTATCTTGATAAATTGTGGGATAAATATGCAGTGGATGCACGACAAAGAAAGATACCGGACGAGGATGGAAACCCATGTAAAGAAATACATATTGCTACAAGGTGGAGCGTTAGAGACGTAATAGGACGTATTATACAAGCTTATGAGGGAAACAAACGAGTTAAAGTAATATCCGTGCCTGATGTAGACCCAGTAACAGGAGAAAGTAATTTTGACTTTGAATTTGGTGGCTATACAGTAAAGGATTTTGAAGATATTCAGCTACTTATGGATGAAATCTCATATCGCTGCCTGTATAAACAAGACCCTATAGAACGTGAGGGCTTATTATTCCCGGACGATAAAATCCGCAGATACCTTAATCTACCACACGGAGAGCCGGAGATTATCACAGCTCAATGCGATACAAAGGGCAAAGGTACGGATTATTTTGTACTGCCTGTATTGCAGAAGTACGGCGAAGATTACTACTGTGTTGATTGCGTATGTGATAACACAGCAGATTATGAAGAACAATACAGAAATGCTGCAGGTGTACTTGTAAATAACAAAGTGCAAGAGTGCGAATTTGAGCGTAATGCCGGTGGAGATAGGGTTGCAATGGAAGTTAATAAGCGTGTGGAGAGTGTAGGCTGGATATGTAATATTACAGATACACCTACAGAAACAAACAAAGAGGCAAGGATTTTTCAATGCTCTAACTGGATTTTGCAACACATTATTTTTAAAGACTCATCGCTTTACAAACCTAATGAACAATACGGAGTGATGATGTCGCTTTTAAAACAGTATTCAGTATCTGGAAAAAAACAGTTGGATGATGTACCAGATGTATTTTCAAATTTTGCATTGAGGATGACAAAAGGAAATCGAGTAAAAAAAACAGTCATTATGTCAAGCCCAATATAGGAGGTTAATCTATTATGACAACTAAGGATTATCTTAATCAAATCAGTAGACTTAATCGTATGATAAATAACAAGCTAACAGAGATAGCACAGCTTAGAGAGCTTTCTTGTAGCATATCGGCAGTAAAGAATGAAGAAAGAGTGCTATCATCATCAGACCTAGATAAAATAGGCACTACATATGCCAAGATTGACGAAATGGAACGCAATCTTGACAGAATGATAGATGAATACATTGATAAGAAAAATACAATCATAGGGCAAATAGACAGTATAGAGAATGAAGATTACTATAATGTCCTATTTTCAAGATATATCGAAAAGAAAACTTTTGAGGTTATCGCTACGGAGATGAAATATTCATGGAGGCAAATTATTAGACTTCACGGAAAGTCTCTTAAAGCATTTGAAGAAAAATATGGTAACACATATTTAAAGATGTCATAGAATGTCATATTGCACTAATGATATACTGTATCTGTAAGAAATTACAGAGCTGTTTTTCATAAACAAAACATTCCTTATCGAAAGCGCCGTTGCTTAATTGTGATGGTGCTTTTTGTTATGCAACGAGGTAAAAATATGAATTTTTATATGAATAAAGATAAATCAATTATGTGTCCGAATTGCCATAAGTTTTTAACTAAGGCAGATAAGAAAGACCCACGCACACACAAACTAGCTTGCAAACATTGCGGCAAATGGATTTGGTATGTACCGAATGATGACGATAATTTTCAGATTAAAGAAATTCCACAGAGCAGAAGTTCAAGTGGTATGACATTTTATTAGAGGTATAGACAATGCAGACGGGAAGAATTGCTATTTATACAGGTGCAAAAGAAATAACACCTGACAATATAATACCGATTTTGCGTGAAGCAATTTTGGAGCATGATATTAATTCCAACAGAATACAGTTTCTTCTTGATTATGACGCAGGAATACAGCCTATAGTTAGGAAGAACGCAAAGACTTACAGACCGGACATTGACTGTGAGTGCTGTGACAATGTGGCTAACGAAGTCGCAGAGTTTAATTTGGGTTTTAAGTGGGGAAATCCTATAACGCTAGTTCAAAATGGCGACAATGAGGATTCTAACCTAACAGAAGCTATAGCAGAATTAAACAGTTGCTACGAATCGCAGAATGCAAGGCAGAAGCAACAGGAACTTGCAAGATATGTTGAAATTGGCGGCGTTGGATATGTCCTCATTGATGTGAATACAGAATACGAGGATGGGGAAAGCTATTTCACATATAATGTATTAGACCCAAGAACAACATTTGTTGTAAGGTCAACCGCCTACAGCGACAAGAGAGTTATTTTTGCTGGAACATATATAAAAGATAAGCACAGCGGTACCAGATATTACACTTGTTTTACTAAAGATACGAGATATGAAATTACCGACGGAATAAAAATCACTAACGGAAAAAATAAAGGAAAAACAAAATGGGGATTTTTAGAGAGAAGTGGGGAAGAGAATCCATTACATAAAATCCCTATTATTGAATATACAAGGTCATTTGATAGAATGGGCTGTTTTGAACGGCAAATATCTGAAATGGATAACTTAAACCTACTTATTTCAGACTTTACAAATGATGTCGAACAGAACACGCAGGCAGTTTGGCATACGAATGATGTTGATTTCCCGGTTGAACAGGAAACAATATTTGACAAAGATGGAACACCGCACATTACTGAAAAAGTAAGAAAGCCAAAGTCTGGAGAATGGATGCAAACCTATACATCAGCAGATGGCAAAACTCCAATAGTTGAGCCACTTGCAATTAATTACGATTACACAGGTATGCTTAATAACATTCAATCAAGGCGACAGATAATCTTGCAGAAATGCAATGTACCACAACGAAATGATAATAGCGGTGGCAGTACAGGAGTTGCAATGTCAGATGCAACAGGTTGGTCACAAGCAGAAACAGCGGCGGCAAAACAGCAATTAATTACTGATGGCTGCAAAATGGAAGAGATAAAAGTTGTTCTTGCAGCTATCAAGCTGTCAAACAATGTTAACAGTAGCAACCCATTACTTAAATTAAGAGCAAGAGATGTAAAGCCTAACATTAAGCGACAAAAAACTTATGAAATGTCAACCAAGGTTAATGCTATGGCAACATTGATAAGCCACGGATTTAGCCTTAAAGATGCAGTTGATGCAATTCCATTCTTTGATGACCCTAACGATGTTGTAGCGAGAAGCGGAGAGATGGTTAAGGCATATCAAGACAGTATAATCAACAAAGACACACAGAACCAAGCGGAGGGCGGAGATGGCGAACAATCACCTAACAAAGACCGCACAATGCAAGACTTATCAGACCAGACAGAAAATAGTCCAGTTATAGATAAGAGCAGAACAGATAAATAATTGATATTGAGCCACAGGGTAGAAAATGCCTTGTGGCTTTTTATATGCCCTAGAGAAAGGGCAATACAAATATCGCAAGAAGTTGAGAGAACAACAAAAAACGCAGAAAGCAGAGGTAAAGAAATTATGGCAGATGTAACTAACACAACAACAGAACCAACAACTAATAATGAGCCACAGAACGAAGAACAGACACCTAGTGTAGAAGAACTTATGGCACAGCTTGCTAGTGAAAGAGCTGAAAAAGAGAAGTATAAGAACGCTTCTGATAAAGCCAGTTCAGAAGCAGCTAAGTACAAGAAAGAACTTCGCTCAAAGCAGACAGCAGAAGAACAGGAGGCAGAAGCAAAGGCGGAAGCTGAAAAGTTACAGGCTGAAAAGTTCGAGAACATGAGCAAAGAACTTAATCATATGAAAGCTGTCAATGCTTATCAGAAAGTTATAGGCGATGGAAAGGATATTGATTCTTTGATTGAGGCGGTTGCAGATGCAGACCATAGCCTTATAGCAACTGTAATTGCCAATGAAGTGCAAAGACAGGTTAAAGAAGCTAAGGCAGAGTGGCTTAAATCGAGACCGGCTATTAATGCAGGCAGTGGAGAAGAAAGCACGATAACACAGGAACAGTTCAACAAGATGAATTACCACGAAAGAGTGGAGTTCAAAAATAAGAATCCAGAACTTTATAAGAAGTTCACAGAGTAGAAAACGGAGGTAAACAAACTATGCCACAGACTAAGTTAGCAAATTTAGTAGATCCACAGGTGATGGCTGATATGGTATCAGCTAAGTTGCCAAAGAAGATTAAGTTCTCACCTATCGCAAGAGTTGATACAACACTTGTAGGCAGACCGGGAAGCACAATTGTTGTGCCAAAGTATGCTTATATTGGTGACGCAGAAGATGTAGCAGAAGGTGTTGCTATGGGTACAACAGTACTTACAACATCTACAACAGAAGCAAAGGTTAAGAAAGCAGGTAAGGCTGTAGAGCTTACAGATGAATCAGTATTATCTGGTTATGGCGACCCACTTGGTACAGCTATCAATCAGATTGCTATGTCAATCGCTGCAAAGGTTGATAATGACAGCTATGACGCACTTTGCACAGCACCTATTGATTACAATGGAACAGCAGCACCTATCAGCTATTCAGCGGTAGTAGCAGCTAATAGCAAGTTTGATGATGAATCTGATTCATCACTTACAAAGATATTATTCATCAATCCGGCACAGGAAGCCACATTGCTTAATGACGCTGATTTCAAGAGCAATGACAAGTACCCGCTTAATGTAATTATGAATGGTACTATCGGTTCTATTGCAGGAGCTCAGGTTGTTAAGTCTAAGAAAGTTAAGCTGGTTAAGTATGAACTTGATGATTCAACAGGAACAATCAATGTTGTAGCTGATACAACAAGCGAGGATGCAACGAATGTTCATCTTGACACAGCACTTGCACACACGCTTAAGTCAAAGGATAAAGAAATTAAGGTAGGCAGCAAGTTAAAGACTGTTACAATAGAGTTCTACGCTTGTCCTATTGTTATCGTATCAGCAGAAGACCCTAATGAGGATGCAGGTGCAGATGGCGTGTCAGAGGAAGAGAACGCACTTACAATCTATATGAAGAGAAGCGTTGAAATTGAATCTGACAGAGATATTCTTGCAAAGACAACCGTTATCTCTGGTGATGAACATTACACAGCAGTCTTAAGCAATGATTCAAAGGTTGTTCTTGCTAAGTTCGGAAAGTAAGAGGTGTTTATATGTTATTAAGACGACATAAAATCAACGCCGCAAAGCAGAGCGAAGAAGTAACAGCGGATAATGCAAGACAGGAAGCTGTTTATGGAGATGAACTTAAATATGAGGAAGAGCAGGACAAGTTTCCTGTTCAACCTACAAGCGATTACACAAAGACAGCTATTAAGCGTATGCCAACAGCGGACTTACAGACACTTGCCTTAGAACAAGGCATTGAGAATGCAATGGAGCTTACAGGAGCAGAACTTAAAGAACTGTTAATTGAAAAGTTAGGATTATAGGAGCTGAAATTATGGAATACACCACATTGGAGCAAGTCAAAATCAGACTTAAACAATTTCATATTGATACAGTCACAAATGAAGATGACACTACATCTGATGTGGTAGTGTTCGATAGCAAAGAAGATAACCCGATAATTGAACAGCTCATTAAGCAAGCTACAGAAGATGTAAAGGCAAGAAGAAACTACCCCGACAGCTACACAGATGAAATGATAACTGAAGACTTGAAGAAATTTGAGAGTGTTATCGTTAATCTTGCAGTCTATGACCATTCACAGGCAGGTGAAGCATTTATGTCAAGTTACAATGAGAATGGCATAAACAGAACTTGGAGAGACAGAGATAGCTTATTTGTTGGGGTATTTCCATTTGCTAAAGTGTTATAGAAGACTGTGCGTTAGCATTTTGCTGATGTCGGCAATATGTTAGCAGGCGGCACACATTAAGGGTGGTGGGCGGTGTGCCTATTAATAATTACAGGAGATATAAAATGAAAGAATTTTTATTACAGACATATACAATAATATTACCTATTGTATTAGGTTATATTGTCTGGCTCCTTAAACAGCAAAAAAAGGACAAAGACGCCAATAGCAAAGGTACAATGCTACTTTTGCGTGTACAGCTTATCGAATACCACGATAAGTATATGAAACTCGGTGAAATACCATCCTATGCTTATGATAATTTTGTTGAAATGTATAACGCATATCACGCATTGGGCGGTAATGGTATGGTAACCAAAATGTATAACGAAATACAGGAAATTCACTTAAAGAATGGAGGTAAAGACTAATGGATATAACATCGGTAACAACAGTTGTAGCAATCGTTGTAATAACATATCTGATAGGTTTAGGGGCTAAAGCAATTCCGCACATTAAGGATAATTACATTCCTATAATCGTAGGAGTTGCAGGCGGCATCTTAGGCGTTATAGGTATGTATGTAATACCTGACTTTCCGGCAAATGACATTCTTAATGCAATCGCAGTAGGAATTGTGTCCGGATTATCAAGTACAGGTGTTAATCAGATTTATAAGCAGGTAAAGAACAATGCTTGACATTAATAAGCAGGCTATGAAGTATTCACTTCAAGGACAAACTGTTACTATCTACGAAAGAGATGATGAGGGCAATATCCTTTATGAGGGATATACCGACACAGAAGGTAATTTTATTCCTTATCTTGATGATGAGGGAAATAAGATACCTAAAGTCCTTAAAGAGAAAACAGGCTTTTCAGAGCCGGTTGATTTTAAAGCTAACATATCATTTAGCGGTGGAGAAGCGCAGACCAAGGAGTACGGCTTTGATACAGCCGATTTTGACGCAGTTTTACTGACAGATAGGAATATGTTGCCTGTTCAAAAAGGCGACCTTATCTGGCTTGATAGCAAGCCTACATACACAGATGATAGCCTTATTGATGAAACATCAGCGGACTTCACGATTGTAGGCATTAAGCCGGCACTATATTCAACTAAGTATATGCTTAAAGCAGTTGTAAAGTAGGTGATTTATGGCTAAACATACAATTAATGTATCTTTATCGGAAAGCTCAATACAAGGGGCAATAAGACAGCTACAACTATATAAGCAAACATTACAGTACAAGTGTGAATTGCTTGTTGAACGATTAGCAGAATTAGGCGACAAAGCGGCAATTATGAGCGTTAATGAAAGTCCATTAGGTAGGACAGTAACATTGAGAGTTGACAAAAAGCCTATTCAAGACGGATACCAAGCCATTTTGATTGCTACTGGCAAAACTATTGAGGTAGAAGATAGAGAGCCATTTTACACACTGTTAGCGATTGAATTTGGTGCAGGTATTTATTACAACAGCGGTAACGAAAACCCCAAAGCTGATAGTCTAGGGTTAGGTGTTGGAACTTACCCAGGGCAGATACACGCATTTGAAGATGGCTGGTACTACTTAGGTAATGATAATCAATGGCACTACACACACGGCGTCAAGGCTACAATGCCTATGTATAACGCCACAATGGAAATTGTTAATCAGTATAAGCGTATAGCGAAAGAGGTGTTTAGTTAATGGCAAATGCAAACGATTGGGCGATAGACCTTGAAAGCACAGTCACAACACTTGTCAAGGTTAAAACTCTAACACAATTAAAGAAAACATACCCCAAAATAGTTATAACAAATGAGGGAGAAAGCAGTGGTCAGGCAGTATTCCCAACGGTATACATACATCTATTGCCAGCGGTAGAGCAAGGACAAACACTTGACGGACAGACAATCAACGCATTGTTAGCAACATTCCAAGTAGATGTTACAACTAACACAAGTAAAGCTGATTGCCGTAAGGTTATGGCAATAATTACAGATGCATTCAAGATAATGAGATTCCAAGGCACATCAATGCCAGAATTTTCAATCAGCAATAAAGTACACAAGAGTACCGCTAGATTCAGACGAATGATAGCGGCAAATGACGGATTAATGTAACAAAGAGCAGAAATGCTCTTATTTTTTTGCAAATTTTTAGGAGGTAAACAAGGCGATGGCAAGTACAAGTTATAAAGCTAGGGTTATCTACAAGGAGCATAGCGAAGATGGTTTTGCAGGCTCATACAAGTTAATGGTTGCGGCTAAGTCGATTTCGGCACCAGTATCAGCACCTAACACAGTTGAAAGTACAACATTTGAAGATGATTCACAGACATTCTTAATGGGTATCAAAACATCTGACGCTAAGACTTACACAGGAAACCTTGAAAAGGCTTATTTGCAGGACTTAATCAAAGCAGAGGGTAAGCAGTTAGATATTATTCAGTTATATGGTTCTGACGGATTAGGTGCGGTTGCTAAGTACGCATTTGTCGGGCAGGTAACAGCAACGCCTAATGATGTTTCTGGTACTGATTCGGTACTTGAAATGACAGTAACAGCAGTTCCTAACACTTCACCTATCGAATGCACAGACAAGCTTCAAGTTGTCGAGGGTGCTGGTGGAACATTCACAGTAACAAAGGTGGGGGAATAATAAGCCAATCGACTAAATCAAAGGCTGTGTCGATTGGTGGCACAAACGCCAAAACAGCCGACTACACATCATATCTTGATAATGTAACAGAATAATTATTTTAAAAGGTAGGTGCGGTGTAAAATCCGCACCTTTCCCTATATGGACGATAGGGTGGGAAAGGGTGAAAATTATGATGAATATTAATGTAAATGGAAAAGAATACAAAGTTGAGTTCTCTTTTGGTGCGGCAGAGTGCAAAGAGATAGTGCAGAAAATGTTTTCTGTTGTTAATGGCTCTTACTTACTTGCACAGACAGATAAAAGTGTTGCACAGGCTTCCTTTGATGGATTAGCAAATATGACAGCAGACGTGCCAGAGATTTGCATTTTAGCCATTTATGCAGGCTGTATTGATAATAACCCTGTAACAATGGATGAAGCAAAGGGACTCACTAGAGCATATATTACAGAAAAGAGAAAGACAGATAAGAGTTACGGATATAGAACATTGTTTGAAGAAATAAAGAAAGCGATGGAAGATGATGGTTTTTTCGAGTTGAGCGGAATAACAGCGATGTTAGAGGAAATGGCGAACAATGTGGAAGAAGCGACACAGGAACAGAAGAAACCGGCAGTAGTACCACAAGACCACTTAAAGAAACAGACTTCCACAAAATAATCTGGGAAGAATACTTTGTTTTAGCCAGTTCACTAGGCGTTAGTTATTCGGACTTTTTAAAAATGACACCTACAAAACTATTACTATACGCAAAAGGTAAAAAGATTGATAGGCAAAATCGCGATTCAGAAATGTATAACTGGTTTTTGGTTTACGCAATTCCGGCTATTTCTTGCGGAATAGGTGCAGCATTTAATAAAGATGTACACATTGAATATCCTAAACAAGCTATTTTATCAGAAAAAACAGAAGAAAGTGAAGAAGATACATATGATAAGGAGTTACAGCTGATGTTACTCAATGAGCAAAAATGGGCGGCACAGACTAAAAAGAAAGGACTACCGCCAACAATCCTATAAAAGGGGGTTAAAGCGTGGAATTAGATTCATTAGAAGTCAAAATTACCGGTACTGCCACTAAAGCTATCAATTCTGTTGATAAACTGATAAATCAGCTTACAAGGCTGTCAACATCACTTGCAACTGTGAATGGCTCATCACTAAGTAGCCTTGCGAGTGGTGTTAGCCAGTTAGGTTCTGCTATGCAGAATATGAACGCAGGAACAGCAGATTTTACAAGACTTGCTAAGAACATCACAAAAATAGGTTCTGTTGATTCGGTTGCACTAACTAACACAGCTACATCACTTCAAGCTGTCACAAAGGCAGTTGCAAGCATATCAGCTATTCCGCAAAATGCAACACAGGTCACAGAATTTGCAAAGTCACTTGGTAAGCTAGGCAGTAAGAGTATAGAAAATGCCGTTGTAAACATTCCAAAGCTAGGCAATGCTTTAAATGGCTTAATGACAACGCTATCAAGAGCACCAACAGTAAGTCAGAATGTTATTCAAATGACTAACGCATTGGCTAATCTTGCTAGTCAAGGTAGCAAGGTGGGTACTTCTTCAAACTCACTTCAAAAGTCGCTGTATGGCGTTTCTACGAGCGTCAGGACAGCGACTAAGAGCAGTTGGAACTTGGCAAGTGCAATAGGTAAGTTTTATGCCACCTATTTTATGGTAATTCGTGGCAGTAAGAAGCTTATAGAAGCCATCAAGTCAACAACAGATTACATTGAAGCATTCAACTATCAAGCGGTAGCGTTTGGCAAGATTGGTTCAGAGTGGGATAAAGATTACGAAAAGTACGGATATGATAATGCTACGGCATATGCAGAAAGTTTTCAAAGCAGAGTAAATGATACTCTTGGAAAGCTATCTGGCTTAAAAGTTAATGTTCAAGGTGGTTTGCTTGAAGAAAGCGGAGCAAAGAACTTAGGGCTTAACATACAAGAGATAACACAGTACGCTTCACAGTTAGCCTCTGTCACTAACTCACTAGGACAGACGGGTGAAGCAACAACAGCAATAACAAAGTCAATGACAATGCTTGCGGGCGATATAAGCTCACTTTTTAATGTGGACTATTCAACAGTAGCACAGAACTTACAAAGCGGCTTAATCGGGCAATCAAGGGCATTATATAAGTATGGTATTGATATTACCAATGCTACATTAGCGACGTATGCTTACAACTTAGGCATTTCTAAGTCAGTGTCTGAAATGACACAGATGGAAAAACAACAGTTAAGAGTGTTAGCAATATTAGACCAAAGTAAAGTATCTTGGGGTGATTTAGCTAATAAACGGAAGAAAGTTAATGACATAGCTTATCTTCCAAGTGTTGCATAAGAATAGAAATATCTTATGGCAATCGGGCAAAATCGGTGAAGGCTAAAGTTTTCAACTATGCTAATACCGAGATAACTCAATAGATTACGAACAGGCTATTGAGTATCGTAACGAGTAGGAATTGAATAAATATAATATTCCCAAGAGTGTCCGACACTACTGCATATAGGGCAGTATGAGGTGGAAGTGGCTACCACCAAACCAAACGTAAAAACGTGGGTGATAATGTACTCTGAACTTATAGGAAACTATAAGAAGTATAGGATAAAGAGCCTATACGATAACAAATTTGACAATCAACTCCCCAAGTAATATGTTACGCCAGTTCAGTAACAATATGAAAGAGGTAGGAATGGTAGCAGGACAGCTATTTATCCCAATTCTTTCAAAGGTTATGCCAGTAGTAAACGGAGTAACTATTGTAATCAAAAGATTATTAGTTGGTCTTGCTTCTTTAATGGGTGTTAAGATTGACTTTGAGAGCTTCGGACAAAGTGGCTATAAAGACACATCAGATGGCTTAGAAGATATTTCAGACGGCTACAAAGATGTAGCTGATTCAGCTAAGAAAGCTACATTATCCCTTATGGGATTTGATGAAATAAATAAATTACAGGACGATACAAGCTCAAGCAAGGGCTCAAGCGGTGGTGGCGGTAGCACTATTGATTTGACAGATGATATTGCTAAGGCGGCGGCAGAATATGAAGCGGCGTGGAATAAAGCATTTGCCAATATGGAAAATTCGGCAGTTGCTTGGGCTGATAGAATAGAAAAAGCCATAAAAAAGGGTGACTGGTACGGAATAGGTACTTACGCAGGCAAACAAATAAACAAAGGGATAAATGCTTTTCCTTGGAAAAAAACAGGAGAAGCAATTACAGAAGCTATTTGCAATGTTTTGGATTTTGCAGATGGATTTGTTAGTTCTGTTGATTGGGAACAATTAGGAAGAAATATAATAAAGTTTATTGAAGGTATAGATTTAGGAAAAATAACTGTAAAAATTTTGGACCTAGCAATTGACTTAGGAGTATCAGCAATAAAATTAATATGGGGTGCTTACCAGGAGATATACGACAAATGGGGAATTGCAGGAATTTTGGCTTCTTTGGTTATTCCGGGCGGAATTCTTACACTTAAATTTATTACGGAATTTTCAGCAAGCATAGATGATAGTAAATATGTAAAAAAAGCAAAAGATGGCATAGAAAATATAAAAATAGCTGCACAAGAAAAATGGAATGAAATTACAGATTGGTGGAATAATACAGCAATCGTAAATTGGTGGAATAATGATGTTACGCCTTGGTTTACTAAAGCGAAGTGGCAGTCACTTGGAGATAATACAAAAGATAGCTTGCAAGATAGCTGGACTTCTTTTAATAACTGGTGGAGTAGCACAGGAATATACAACTGGTGGAACAATAGCGTAGCACCTTATTTTACAAAAGCAAAATGGCAATCTCTTGGAGATAACGCAAAGGGCAGCTTAACTGATAGTTGGACTTCGTTCAATAATTGGTGGAGTGGCACAGGTATATATAATTGGTGGAATAATGATGTTACGCCTTGGTTTGCTAAAGATAAATGGAACAACTTGGGTGATAATTTCAAGTCAAGTCTACAAGATAAATGGTCTGATTTTTCTTCTTGGTGGAGCACAACCGGAATTTACAATTGGTGGAATAATCACGTAGCACCTTACTTTACGGCAGATAGATGGCGTGATATGGCAGATGGAATAAGAGTAGGCATACAAGATAAGTGGAATAATGTAGTTAATTGGTGGGATAGCAAACCATCCCTTAGTGAAATTTCAGTAGCCGTTGAGAACTTTTTTTATAAAGTAAGAGATATGTGGTATAATTTCAAAGATTGGTGGGACAACTTAGGACTTAGCTTTCCACATATAAAAACGCCACATTTCGATATTGATGGCGAATTTAGTCTTGTGCCACCTCAAGTGCCCAAGATAAGTGTTGATTGGTATGCAAATGGCGGCTTTCCAAACAAAGGACAGTTATTCGTTGCTAATGAAGTAGCACCCGAAATGGTTGGTACTATGGACGGAAGAACAGCAGTAGCCAATCAACAAGAAATTACAACAGGTATTGCTAATGCAGTTTATCCAGCAGTATACAATGCGGTTGTAGCGGCTATGTCAGAAGCTAACAACAACGTTAATATAACACTACAAGGTGACGCTGATAAATTGTTTGCAATGGTACAGGATAAAGCTAATAACTACACTAATATGACAGGGCAAGCAGCATTCCCTTATTAATTGACAAATAAATAATAAAAGAATATATTTAAAGTACTAAAGATAAGGGGGAATGTATATGTCGGTAAAAAAAGGCTTATATAAAATGCTGGAAGCAATAGGGATAAAGAAAAAGCAACAGCCACAAGTTCAACGCCCATTAAATCCTAACTTTAAAGGAGTGTACAGAGCGACGGAAAACGGATTGGTTGAAGTATATTGTCCAAGATGTAGTAGTTGGGATTGTTCTCACACGCAGATTACAACAACTGTACCGCAGAAAACTAAGACAAGATATACTGTTAATTTGAATCCGTTTAGACCGTTTACGCTGGTTAATAAGAAAGAGAAGATTAAGCAACAGGGCGGAACTTATTCACAACATAGGTTTGTGTGTAACAGATGTGGGCTGATTTTTTGGTAATACATGATTTTAATGGAGCGTATCTTTTCGGTGCGTTCCATTTTTTATTGAAAAGTGCTTGACAATTATTGCAAGGGCAGTTATTATAATAACATAAATATTGCAAGGGCAATAATTGAAAGGAGTGATTATTATTAGTCCAGCAGGAAGACCACATAAGGAAAACCCTAGAAATGTTAATCTTAATATCAGAATAACAAAAGATGAAGCTAATCGTATTCAGAAATGTGCTGATGAATTGAAATTAACAAGAACCGACACCATTATGAAAGGTATAGGGTTAGTAGAAAAAGAACTTAAAGACAACAAAAAAGAGTAGCAACAAGTCGGTCAAAACTTTTAGTTGCTACTCAAACTACCAATCCGAAAGGAATTGATAAATCTATCATATCAGTTTCTTTCGGAAAATTCAAGAATATTTTCGGAGGAAAAACAAATGAGTAATGTAGAAATCGTAACAAATATTGACATAGCGTCAGAAATTGCACACGCAACAGTAACAGAAGTTTTAGCAAATATGGAAAACGAAAGAATAGGATATGTTCTCATAGGAGTTTTACAGCAGTTAGAAACTATTCAGGACAATGTCAATGGAACTTGGGTTCTTTACTCACCATACAGCAGTATGGGATATGAGGAAATTAAACAAGAAATTCTTGACAGTGGTAAAGTAATCTATCATAGACGAATTACCCAACTTGGAAGAGAATTTATACTGCAATTATTCAATAATGTTGCATAAGTTTTCTTGTGAGATATAATAGCTCAAACAGAAAGAAAATTCAATAGCTGTAAGAAATTTACAGCTATAAAAAATCAGAACAAGTTGGGTAGACCTGTTCTGATTAGCACATATGAGTACATATAAGTTGCTCACGTCAATAATAACAAATAAATAGCAAAATGACAAGGACATTTCACTTAATTGTGAGGTGTCCTTTTTGTGTGCTTGGAAAGTGAGGTTTTACTATGAATTTTATACAATACATAAAGCAAGCGTGGAAAGCTGGCACTAGCGGCGGCACTCCAATAAGCCCAGATAGACTTAATCATATGGAAGATGGCATTAAGAATAATAACGATATGATAAGTGAACTGAACAACAATACAACAACAACGTACGAAAATGCTATCGTAACATACGCACCTGCTTTGGCACTGGTAAATATAATGCCGGCTAAACTAACCAATACTGTAGCAATTAGGAGCTGGACAACAGTCGCAACTCTGCCTGAGGAATATAGACCGAGTAAAACTATAAAATTTCCGGTCACAGTATATAATCCGGCGGGGTTTGTGGCATATGGACAATTGACACCTAATGGTGCATTACAAATTTATAGTGATACCGAAATTGAGGCAAATCAAGGACAAACATATTACAATTTCACTTATTTTATTTAAGTAGTATGCTGAAGATATTGCTGTTTAATTAACTTAATAAATAAAAAATCAAAATGGGTATTGAAATAAAATGTTAGTGGTAGGGACAACTTGAAAATATAAATATATAAAACTAAGGGAACGTATCAGAGATGATATGTTCCTTTTTTGTTACCCATTTTAAGGCAGAAAGGGGCGATTGAATGATAAGTGCTGTAATTATTGAGGGAGTGACATTCCCAGTAGCTTACAACGGCTACACATACAGCAGGAATAAGATATGGTCTAAGAATACAGGAAGAAATGATTATGGTGAAATGGTAGGAACAATTGTGGCTATTAAAGACAAGATAGAGCTACAGCTACCGCCACTTACAGGAGAACAGGCGTTGCTGCTTGATAATGTGATTAGTGATGAAAATAACCCATTCCCAACAGCACAAGTCCTATTTTTAGGCGGTCAACAAAAGGAAATGACAATATACACAGGAGATGTGTCATATCCGTATCTCACAAGAGCAAAGAATGAGGACGGATTAATAGTCGGAGCAAAATTAAGTTTAATTCAGAAATAAGGAGATTAACTATGAAAATAACAGGAAATGAAGTTTTAGCACATTATGAAGCACTTGCAAGCGTGGCACAGCTTAAAATGGGTGGCAGATTAGCAGTTGCCATTATGTCTAATATTAAGGCATTAGAGCCACACTTTAAAGCGGTAGTAGAAACGATAGAAAAGATACGCGAGGAAAATAAAGATAACAACGATAAGATAAAATCAGAACTTGAAGAACTAGGAGAACAGGAAATAGAAGTATCTGAATACACAAAAGTTGATATAAGTGCATTTGATAGTTGTGAAGCCATTGAGCCAGCTAAGATTATCGCACTTAGCTTTATGATTAACGATTAATCAGCAGAAAGGAGCAACCTAATGAAAAACATTGATTGGGGTGCGGATTTCAATTTGCTGTATGCGAGATATTACAGCAAATATTTAGTTGACGGAAAAGAATACAATCAGACACTTAATGAGTTTAAGTACAGCAACATAATCAATCCGAACAATAGCATTTCCATAGGTAACACTTGCAGTAGTAGTGTTACCTTTTCTATTTATAATCCAGAAATCACGCTTGAAAATAAGGATATAACCATTTTTGAGGGTGTTAAGGGCGATAGCGGCATTGAGTATGTACAGATAGGCATATTTACTGTAACTAAAGAAGAAAGTAACGGCGAATACACTAAGTACACAGCTTATGACAAGATGTACAAAGCTGAAAAAGGCTATTTTACTGAATTAACTTATCCTAGTACGGATAAAGCTATTTTAGAGGAAATCTGTACAAAGCTAGGCATACAGTTAGCAACTAGCATAACAAACACACATACAATTACAGATAAGCCACAAGGTTATACAATGCGTGAAATGATTGGTTATATGGCTATGCTACAAGGTGGAAATGCGGCTATTAATTCTGACGGAAACCTTGAAATAAAGTGGTACAAAGATAGCGGTTATGTGCTTGACGGACATCAATACTATCAGCAAGGGGTTACTTTTACCACTAGCAAAGATTTTACGATAAGAAAGCTGACTTGTAACAATACAAAGTCTGGTGATAAGGAAACTAGCACAATCACTAGCGGCAGTGGTACAACTGGACTTAGCTTTGCTAATCCATTTATGACACAAGCTAACTTAAATGAGATTTATAAAAAGATAGGCGGCTTTCAGTTTAGACCGCTTACAGTTAAGTTTTTAGGTGATTGGCGATTAGAGGTAGGCGACATTATTACTGTAAATAAAGGCGGCGTTGATTACAAAGTACCTATAATGCAGATTACGCACGAATGTGACGGTGGTTTAATGGACACAGTTACATCTATCGGACAATCTGACACAGAAAACAGCAATATTGCTAGTGGTCCGATAACAAAGCAAATGGAACGATACTACGCTGATTTAGTCTTAATCAACAAGGCAGTTATCGAAAATGCCGATATAACTAGTGCTAATATTGAGAGTTTAAAAGCACATCAAGCGTATATCGACCAATTAAAGGCTAATAAGATTGAAGCCATTACAGCAGATATTGTTAATTTGACAGCAAGTAAAGCTACAATTAATGAAGCTAATATCGCTAAGTTACAAGCAGATTATGCACAGGTAGGCGTGTTAAATGCAGATGTAGCAGACATTAAGACCTTAATGTTTGGTTCAGCGACAGGTAAAAGTTTAACAACAGAATTCGCTAATGCAGTTGTAAGTGTTATCGGCAATGCACAGATTAAGGATGCTATGATTGACAGCATAGCTGCAAGCAAGATTACAGCACTTGACCTTAATACAACTAAGTTTAAGGTTCACAGCGAAAATGGAATGTCTTACTGGCAAGACAATACAATTATCATTAAAGATATTGACAGAATAAGAGTTCAAATAGGTAAAGACGCTAATTCGGACTACAATATGTATGTCTGGGATAAGGCTGGAAATCTTATGTTTGATGCCTTAGGACTTACCGAAAAAGGCGTTACGAGAAAAGTTGTTCGTGATGAAGTTGTTAAAGATGACGCTAATATTAATGCAAGCAAGCTGGATATTGAAACACTATTTAATGTCATCAATAACGATAGCACCCATACACTTAAGAGTAACAAGATTTATCTTGATAACGAAAAGCAGACACTTAATGTCATTATGCAAGCTATAACAAGTGGTGCTGGTAAAGATTACACACAATGGGGCGGTATGATGAAAGTTGCTAGTGATTTTATCACTAACAAGTTGTGGTGGACTGAAAATGTTGACAATGAAAGCATTAAGACTAAGTTTTCTACTGTTAATCAGAAGCTAGATAGCTACGAAATTACGTTATCTGACTTATACAAACAAACGAATGATAATTTTATGGTGTATACAGTAACAGCAACGCCTACAAAAGATAATTACCCTGCTGTTGATTGGTTTATACCTATTTATCCGTCAGATGATTTATTTCCAAGCGATAATCTTACTTGGACTTACAGCAATGATGAATATGCTAAACATCACGGAGCAATAGCATACAACGAAACAACTCAAAAGACCTGGCGTTGGACTAAAGATGATAAAGGCAATTGGGGCTGGAAAGAGGTATCTAACACACAATTAGCCTATATGCTTAATCAAAACGCTAGCTTTAAAATGAACTTAGATAGTATATCTACATCATTGTTAAGTGTGCAGCAGAATTTAAAAGACAACTACAGTACAACTACAGTTATGAAGAATGCTATAACGCAGGCTGTAAAAGCAGAAAGCAATAGCATTAAACTTGAAGTGTCTAATGCTTATGCTACAAAGGATAGCTTAAGTAGCTACAGCACAACAACTCAGATGAATGCGGCTATAAGCACAGCAATAAGTAAAGAAAGTTCAGCGATTAAGTTAGAAGTAGCAGGAGCATATGCCACAAAAGATAGCCTTAAAAATTACGCTACAACAGCAAGTCTTAGTGCTTATATCAAGAAAGACCCAAAAAGTGGCGAGCTTAAATCCGCAATTGAAGCAATCGCAGATGATATAACGCTTAAGGCTAAGGGAGCTATTAATATTAGCGGTAACAAGAGCGTTAATATTAGCGGTAACGCATTCACTTTAACATCAACTAATACAATTATAAGTGCAACGGGGACAATTACCTGTAGTGATATAATCGGGACCGGGGGTCGCATTGGCAATTGGGATATTACTGATGGAAGCTTAAAGAATGATTACTTAGCACCAGACGGATACTTAAGAAGAACTTACATTCAAAGCTCAAAAAATATTGGCGATTGGATTTTTTCCGTTCAGAAAGGAGCCGTACAAGGAACTTCGCCAAGCACGCTAAACTCCCTGTGGCACGTTACTAACGATGGTGAAATGCAGTTCAATGTTGAGAGCGGTAAAGGTATTAAAATGTATGGTTCGGCAGGATTAGAGTTAGAAGTGTTAAGAGACCGCATTGAATTATATTACCAGCCTTACATCAATGGACAGCCGCAAGCTTGGACGAAAATTGAAAAAGGAAAAATTTCTATCGACTCAAAAGGTTGGAGTTCTTTTGGCGACTGCGCTCTATCTGTAGTTAACAGTTCGATAAAGACTACAGCATTGTATATAATGCATCAAACAGAAGATGGATCATACTATCAAAGAGGATGTGTAATTAACAGAAATCCTTTTTCTGGTGATATTATGTTTGATTGGGATGGACGTTATCTTCGTGGATATATAGGGGATAATGTTGTTATCACTTGGGACAATGAAAATAAAAATTGGATATAAGATTAGGAGGTAAAACACAATGTTAGACATCAACTCATCAATTCAAAAAAATGGAACATTATCTGTCCAAAATTCAGACGGAACACTTAAACAGGTAGCTTATCTGTCAGCTACAATCAGCGAAAGTGGCACAGTTAGTATGTCAGCTAGCTTTAATGATTTTGCGGCATACTTAGCAAATGATACAGCACTAGACAGCGAGCTTAAGAGCTTTCTTGATGGTGTTAAAAACACTTACAAGGCAACATACAGCACAGAAGATAACACAGTTAGTTCAGATGTAACAGGAACAGTAGAAAGTGAGGCATTTTAGTTATGATTAAGTGTGGAGATTTTTCGGCTTGGAATGGTAGCAACTTAGATTTTGACAAAATGCGTGTGGCAGGACTTACACACGCCATTCTTAAGGTTATCAGACGTGACCTTAATGCAGATGAACAGTTTGAAAACAACTGGAAAAAGTGTCAGTTAGCTGGCGTACATATTTGTGGAGTTTACAACTATGTTTACACACCTAACGTAGAAGCAGCAGTAACAGCGGCTAAGCGTGTCTTAGAAATACTTAACGGACGTAAAGTCAAGATATGGATGGACATAGAAGATACTTGTATGCAGAACTTAGGCTATAAACTTATTGACATAATCAAGGCATATAAGCATACAATAGAGGACGCTGGCTATGAATTTGGTATCTATACAGGTATGGCGTGGTATGGCAGCTACATCGCCCCATATGCTGACGAAGAAATACTTAACTGCGATTACTGGATAGCAAGATATTATCTTGGCTATGACGAAATGGCACTTGATACAGAACCTAACGAAGACAAGAAGCCTAGTGTTGTTAGAAACCTTGTAGGCTGGCAGTATACTTCTAGCGGCGTTGTGGACGGAGTAGATGGAGTATGCGACTTATCTGTATTCTACGGAGAAGATGAAAAAACAGAAGATAGTGGCAATACAGAAGAAAAAGAAACAGAAGATAACAGTAATAAGCCTGTTAATGTTACATATGCCGCTTATACTGATAGATGGTGGGATGAAGTAACTAACGATAGCGATTGGGCTGGCAAGGGTGACGATACAGCTATTAAGGCTATTGCCATTAGAGTTAATCGTGGTAAGGTTAAATATAGAGTACATTTACTAAACGGCGGCTGGCTACCTTATGTAACAGGATGTGACTATGACGATTTTGATAATGGCTATGCAGGTGATAAGAAGCACGATATTGACGCTATCGAAGTTATTTACTATACACCTAGCGGAGAGGACTACAAGTACGCAAGATATATGGTATCGCCATTCGGCTTAAGAAACTTCTACCCAGAGCAGGTAGATAATGAAACTGACAACGGAATGGACGGATATGCTGGCGAATTCGGCAAAGCTATCGACAAATTTCAGATAGTTGTCGAATAAAGTCAAAATAAGTCAACCGAAAGTGTTTGAAATATACTAAAAATAAATGTATAATGAACTTGTCTTTGAATAAGACTTCAAGTTCTGACTTGGGCGGCGGTGTTTTTGGCGTTGCATTAGCCGCCCTCATTGACAAAAGCGAACATCAGTTCTATAATAACGATATCGCTATCGGAGTGCGGTTAGGGGGTACATAATGGAGAATGAAGAATACAGGCAGAAGATAATCGAATTAATCAATAATTGCAATAATAATCATTGGCTGAAAACAATATACAGCTACGTTAAAACACTTTTAAAGTAAAAGAAAAAGACCGAGATTTTTTCTCGGTCTTTGCTTATTTTCGGCTTAATAATTTCACTACTTCTCATTTATCAAGTCAATCAGTTTTTCCAAACTTTCCCAATCTTCTTTATTCAGCTTAGACAACGCAGATACAAGCCTGTGCTTAAAAGTATCTTCGCCGCCTGTCTGAATATCAGCTAACATTTCAGCAATCTGTTCATCTTTAGATTTTTCTATAAACATTTCTCCCTTGCCAGTTCGCAGCCATTCTTCATTAACAGAAAATTCACTACACATCAGCTTTATTGTCTGTTCTGACGGATAATTTTCTCCGCTTTCCATTTTGCAAACAGCAGAACGGGATATAGATAGTTTTTGAGCAAAATCAGTTTGACTTATGTTTAGGCTATTTCTGATTCTTTTAATTCTCTCATTCATAAGTAGCTCCTCCTTTCTTGAAAAGTATAATAACATAAAATGTACATTAAGTCAACAAAAAGTGTTGACATTGTACATCAGATGTGCTAGTATGTGTACATCAGATGAACAGAAAGGAGATGAAAAAATGAAGAAACCGTCTGTTTCAGATGTTGCATTAGTGCTATCAATATTTGTTTTACTGTTTCAGATTTTTTGTCATTTTATTTTACCAAAGCTTTGACAAAATCAATTATTTCTGAATGATGTACAGCAAATTCCATTAAAGCACAGATGATAGAAACAATCACAGAAATCCAGCCTTTAACGTCAGCTTTACTCGATGTTTTTAACGCAACATCAGCTTGTGTTTTAGAACTTTCAGCAATTTCCTTTGCTGAATCAGCTTGGGATTTAGCGGATTGAGCCATATTGTGAAGTTCCTCACTTGTCTTTTCAAGATAAGCAGACTGACTTTCTAAAAGCTCAATCGGAGATTTACCTTTTTCATATGTAGGTATTTCGATATTAGGTTTTGGCGGTTGTGGAAATAAGTTGTCCATATTTGGATATACAGGTTCGTATCGCATAATAATCTCCTTAGTTTTTTAAGGAATTATATCACAGAAAGGAAGTGAATTAAATGAGTGAAAAGGAAAAAGAAGTAGTTGAGAAGTTAAAAGAAGCAATTCCTAAGATGTCAGATTTTGACAAGGGTTATATTCTTGGCAAAGTTGAGAATATGGCAGAAAAAAGTGACAAGGAATGTGACAGCGACAGAAAGAAGTAAAAATGGAGAACATTTTATAGCACAAAGTACAAACAGATTAGAATTTTTGATATTGATGCAATAGAAAAGTGATGGTAGCGGTAAATAGTTGCAAACTTTTATTAAAACATCATTAGTTCTTTTTGGCAGGGATAGCGCCCTGTTCGTATCAAGTGTGAATTACCTACCGATTGGCAGTTTTGTCTTTAGCATATTTATTTAATTCTATTGATATAGAAATAAGAGCGTACAGGGTGCAGAAGTCTACGCCACAGAAGTATGAGCCAACCGCTGATACGCACAATGCTATGACAGTATCCATACAATCTCCTTTCGGAAAGTGTCTACCATCACTTCTCTATTGTATCAATAAATATAAAGTTCTACAAGTTACAGCAGATAGGAATGAGCAGAATTGCTCAAATGCACCTTAAAAGGAATATATCACACATTATTTAGAAAGGAATGTTTATGGAGCTACAGATTTTTAGCAATTCAGAATTTGGAGAAATCCGAACTATTACTAAAGATAATGAACCTATGTTTTGCTTGGCTGATGTATGCAAGGCGTTGGAAATATCAAATGTAAGTCAGCTAAAAACAAGACTTAAAGAAGATGGGGTCATTACTAATGAGGTAGGGGTACAGACAGGCGTTAAAGCTGATGGCACTCCAGCAATTCAGAAAGTAAGAATGAACTTTATCAACGAAAGCAATCTCTATAAGACAATCTTTCAGAGCCGTAAAGAAAGCGCAGAAAGATTTACAGATTGGGTTACATCAGAGGTGCTTCCGTCAATCAGAAAGACAGGGAGCTATCAGAAACAGTTATCCCCACAGGAAATGATGAGAATACAGTTAGGTATGCTTGATGATGTGTCAGACAGAGTGTCTAAGCTGGAAAATACAATGAACATTGATTATGGACAGCAGAAAGTACTCAATGACTTAGTATCAGCAAGGGTAATAAAAATCTTAGGCGGTAAAGACAGTAATGCTTACAAGGAAATAAGCAAAAAAGTATTTGCAGAGATTAATCACGATTACAAGGATTATTTCAATGTCAACTCAAGAGCCAACACACCAAGGCTTAAGAATGAGCAGGCAATTGAGTATGTTAAAAACTGGATGCCAAGCACTAACACAATGATGTTAATAAAAGATTGCAATGCACAGATGAATTTCGAGAACTGATGATTAAGCGGAGGATTGTTTTATGGATAAGGAAATACAGGCAACACCACAGTATAGCATATCAGCAGAGGGACTGATAGCAGAAAGAAACAATTTAGAAGTCTCTATTGCGGCATACAAGAAAGCAAAGAGAGACAGCAGGATAGCTGAATATTTATGGATGTTATCAGCAATATTATTTATTGTGTCAATGATATTTCAGCTTATTAATTAGAAAGGAGTTTTAGCAGATTGATATTTATTATTTCTGAAAAAGGCGAAAGAGAGCAGATTAACGAAGTGGAAAAACTTGAAATCCTGGCACACATTGGCAGAAGAGCAAGTTACCTCTTAGGAAGAAATAAACATTGTGAGCTCTTAAGAAAAGTAGTTGTAAAGGATATTTTAGGGCAGTTAAAGCACGAATACGGGTGTGGTTTGAGTGAGCTTAAAAAGAAGTACATAGCAGACACTCACGATTATATCGACTGCTACGAACTGCCTACAATAATGAAAGAGAGATATAAGCTATGATACTAGGTTTTATAGCAGGAATAATATTCGGCATAATACTCACAACAGTTTGTGCCGTTATTGCAACAATAAGAACTAATGCAGAAGAAAGGAAAGAACAATATGAAACAGGTAAACGAGAAAGTAATAACAGTACAGGATTGCATTGATATGTACGAGAAAAAAGATATGGTAACAGTTATAGACGGCGGTAAAGTCGTAGGATTCGTTAAGAGAGGAGAAAAGGAATGATAACAAATAATAAAGTCCATATGATAGGTAAGATTGCTAAAAAGCCGTTTTTTTCACACGAGATATGTGGTGAGGGATTTTACCTCTTTTATATAGAGGTTTTAAGAAAGAGCGGAAGTACAGATACGCTTCCAGTAATCGTATCGGAAAGATTAATAAGTATTAATAGGCTTGATGTAGACAGAACTGTAGTAATTGACGGACAGATAAGGTCATACAACAAGCATACAGATAATGAGGAGCATAGTCATCTGATACTTAGTGTATTCGCCAGGGAAATAGATGTGCTAGAAGATGTTGAAATTAATCCGGACGTAAATAATGCTGTTGAGATTGTAGGTCACTTATGCAAGCCGCCTATATATAGAAAGACACCACTTGGAAGAGAAATCGCTGATATTCTTGTCGCAGTAAACAGACCATATGGCAAGTCAGACTATATACCTTGCATAGTTTGGGGCAGAACAGCTAAGTTTGTCGGTCACTTGCCAGTAGGAACACATATAGAAATGACAGGCAGGTTTCAGTCAAGGCCTTATACAAAGAAGATAAGTGAAGATGAAATTGAAAACAGAGTAGCTTATGAGGTATCAGTAGGCAGAGTTGAGGTTATAGAAGAAAAGGAGAATGCTGATGAATAGTGATGTTACAGTTTCAGAATTAGCCGCTATGGCAGCAGACAGTGAAAAACGTTGTCAAGTATGGCATCCAGTCCAAGGTGTTATATTTGACGGCACGTTTGATGAACTTGACAGACGGCATTATCTTGCAGACAAGACAGTTGACAACTTCTCAATAGAAGATGATGTATTCATTATGAATATATAAATAAGGAAAGGGTATTGTTTATGAAAATATTTTTAAAAAAAGCGGTTTTAGAGAATTTTATGTGTTACGCAAGCAGAACATTTGATTTTTACGACATAACAAAGATTATGGCTGAGAATGGCGTAGGTAAGTCAACAATAGCAACAGCATACTTATGGTGCTTGTTCAACTGTGATTATGAGTTAAAGGATAATCCAGTAGTCAGAAGAGTAGTTGACGGAGTATCAGTTGATGATATGGACGTGTCGGTCGAACTTGTACTTGATGTTGACGGAAAAGAAATCACTATGAAGAAAGTTCAGAAGCGTACTTACAGCAAAGATGGCAGCAGCTATAAGGACGATAACAAGTATTTCATCAACGATGTGCCTAAGACATTAAAGGACTTCAACGAATATCTTGATGTTGATATGAATGTATTTAAGATGTGTAGTAATGTAAATGCTTTTCTTAATCAGAAGCCTGCGGAAATGAGAGAATACTTATTCAGTCTTGTTGAGAATGTGACAGACCTTGATATAGCACATTCTAAGGCTGAATTAGCGGAGTTAGTACCGCTGTTAGGGAAATACACAACGGAAGAATTATCCGCTATGAATAAGGCAACAAAGGCTAAAATTACAAAGGATTTACCTATCCTTGGCGGACAGATTAAGGAAAAGGAAAGGGATATTCAGATTAAGAGTGATATTGATGTATCTGACCTTGAATTGCTTAAAAATAGCCTTAAAGAACAGATTAAGGACTGCATTGCAAAGCAGGCTGATAATGACAAGCTGTTAGCTGAATATGACAAGGCTAGTGCCGATATCCTTGATTTGAAGTTTAAGCAGGGAGATTTATTACGCAAGGCGAATGAGGACAATATCAAGGCTAGGAGAGAGATTGAGGATAAGATTGCCGACAAGAAGTTTCTTGTTAGGCAAACAGAAAAGACTATTACTGATACAGAAAATAACATTACATATCAGCAGACTACTGTGGATATTATCAATAAGCAGTTGCAGGATATAAGGGATAAATGGAAAACAGAGAATGAACGCAAATTTGACGAAGCAAGCCTTATTTGCAGTTATTGCGGGCAGGAATATCCAGAGGATAAGAAAGAACAGTTAAGAGCCGATTTTGATAGCCACAAGGCAGAAGAATTAAAGCTTATCACATACAATGGCAACCTTTTTAAAGACAAACTTGATAAGAATAAGAAGATTCTTAAAGATTTACAAAAAGAGTTACCACAGCATAGAGAAAGCCTTGAAATGCTGAGTGCAGCTATTGCAGACCTTGAAAAACAGTTATCCGAACTTCCACAGGAAATTGATGTGACATCCACAGAAGAGTACAAGGCACTTGAACAGCAGATTGCTGAAAAAGAAGAAGCTATGCACAAGGCTAATGACATATCGGCAGTTAAGGCTGAATTAAAGGCACAGGAAACAGCTTTAAGGCAGCAGTTAGCAGAATGTGAGCGAAAGATAGCTGAAAGCAACACAGAGAAAGACGAACAGCGACTTGAAGAATTAAGGGCAGAACAGCGTACACAGGAACAGAATAAGACTAATGCTGAAAAAATCCTTGATTTACTTGATGAACTGGATAAGGAAAAGAATGAAACATTGTCTGACAGCATTAACAGTCATTTCTCATTAGTTAAGTGGAAGTTGTTTGAACTGAATAAGTCGGGCGGCTACAAGTCAGTTTGCATACCGACAGTTAATGGAAAGTCGATTCTTACAACTATGAGCAATAAGGGTAACAGGATTTTAGGCAGAGTTGATATTTGCAACTCTATTCAGAAGATTAGCGGTATGTCAGTACCTATTATCTTAGATGATAGTGAGAGTCTTGACAGCACTAATCAGAAGAAAGTTGCTGATATGATTAATAGTCAGTTAATTATGCTGATTGTCAATGATAGCGAGAAATTAGAGATTGTGGAGGGATAATATGCAGGGCGAAGACACATATGTACTTACAGTAAGCGATGAAGAAGCAGAAGTTATCAAACAGTTTGTATCAGCAATGGAGAGAGTTACTATTGGCGTAGATAATGATGATATTTGGGATATTATGGAAACCATCGCAAACAAACGGACTTCTGGTAGCGTAACAGGCATAATGATTATGTATGAAGAAAGCGAGGAATAATATGAAACTTTATTTTTATGAGTTAGATGAATATGGATACGGCAGAGCACCTAGAGGAATATCTTGTACTGAATGCGAAGCGAAGGAAAGTCCAAAGACTTATATGCCAATTAATGGTAGTGGATTCCCCCGTTACATAGGTCGATTAAGAAAAGATAATATAGGACATTTTATCAGCTATGGTTCAAATCTTGTAGCTTTTACAGAGCCTAGTTTTGAACGTGCAAAAGAAATGTTTAAGAACAGAGAAAAGACTAGGATTGAAAACGCAAAAAAGGAATTAGACCGGTTGGAAAAAGTATTAAGAGTAATCGAGGAAAGCGAGGAATAATTATGGCAGAAACAACAGCAGTAGCAGAAAAGAAAGCATTTACAACATCATTAAGCGAATGGAGTAATGCTATGACAGGTCTTATTATTGACGATTATAAGGCTTGTGGAATGAATATGGATGATTATGCAAAAGAGTGTGCTATGGAAGCAATGACAAGCATATTCAATCTTGTTAAGAGCGACCCTAAGATTGATATGAGAAATCTTGATACAAGCAATTTAAGGGGCATTGTCAAGCGTTGTGCAAGTCTTAAACTCAATGCTAGCGCATACCCAAGGGAGTGTTATTTTCAGCTAAGAAATGTAAAGGTAGGAACTGACCCACAGACAGGAAAAGATATATGGCAGAAACAGGTTGAAATGGGAATTGAGGGAAACGGCTACGATTCTCTCTTATCCAACTATGGAAAGAATGTTGACACAGTTTATCCATATTGGGTTATCAAAGAGGGGGATGTGTATATTCCACCTAAACACAAAGGGCTTTCGATTACAGAACCAGAATGGGAAGAAAAAGGGTTATCCGATAAGGCGGTAAGGGTTGTATATCCTGTTAAGTTATTAGATGGAACGGTTACATATCTTTCTGCTGACAGGGATAGTGTTAAGGTTAATCTGTTGGCTCATGTAAAGCAGAATATGATGAACAGTACCTTTGGAGTATGCGAGGATAGATATAAGGCTACGCCAAAGCAGAAAGCAGAAATTAAGGCTAAAAAAGACGAGATACTTAATGCTTTAAGAGCATGCAAGACAGTAGATGAAATGCTTGAATGTGAAATTGCAAGACCATTCATCAGCGGTGCTTGGCTTGATACGCCAGAGAGTATGATTCAGAGAAAAATGTGCAACAACGCTACAAGGAAATACCCTAAGAACTATGACCCTATGGCTAGACAGGCACAGATTGAAATGGACGAGGTATATCAAGTTGCACAGGCTGAAATTGCCGAAAACGCTAATTCTGTTGAGCTTATAGAAGATAAGGCAGATGTAGTTGACACCACGGCAACAGAAGCAACCGAAGAACAGACAGACAGCACATTGCCACCATTTATGCAGGCAGAATAGGAGATTAGATATGACAGTATACGAATTAATACAGGAATTAAGTCAGTATAATGCAGATACAGAAGTTAAGTTTCACTGTGAAGCTGAATATGACACTGACGTTGAAGCAGAATTTGACAGGGAGAATGAAAACGACACGCAGGAAGTGACAGTTACAACAAGTTTTGACGATGATGTAGATTTTGATGATATTGACGATTATGAGCCAATGCACAAGAGAACTTGGCAGAAAGACCCATTCATTGTTATTAATTTATCTTATTAG